GGAGGAGTATGGTGAGTGTGCTCACGATCCTCTTGGCTATTTCATCATTCACGGATCTGAACGCACGATCCTTTGTCAGGAGAAGGTGGCTGATAATCGGATCATGATCTTCCAGAACAAGAAGTCGGCATCCAAGCACCTCTATTCTGTAGAGATCAAGTCTCTTCACGAGTCCTTCACAATGCCCCCAAAAAAGCTGGAGATTCGTCTGAGCTCTAAGTTCAATGGATACGGCAACCCGCTAACTGCGTGTGTTCCCCGATTCCGTGAGGACATTCCGGTGGTTGTCTACTTCCGTGCACTGGGCGTCTTCACGGACAAGGAGATCACTAAGATCATCTGGGGATCCGTGGATGATCTCCACGCCGAGTTGTTGGCTGCGTCCTTCCGTGATGCATCCGAGCTTGGAGTCTTCACTCAACAAGAGGCGATTCAGTACCTGACAAGTCATCTGCAGTATGGCACCAACCAGGAGGACAAGTGTGCCTATGTTCGTCAGCTCCTGAACTCCGAGTTCCTGCCCCACGTCCGATTTGCAGGCGAGCTCACGACCACTCCGGTTCACAATGCTCGTAAGACGATGCTGATGGGGTCTATGATTCGCCGACTCTTGCTCACCTACTGCAAGCAGATTCCCTTGGATGATCGTGATGCGTATCCGAATAAGCGCGTGGTGACAACAGGTGCTTTGTTGACTCATCTCTTCCGTCAGCTGTTCCAGAAGGTCTGTAACGACACACGCAATGAGTTTGTGCAGGAGGTCAACAATGATTCCTGGAAGCGTGGTGAAGCACCTCGACCGATGGAGATCTTGAATGTCAACAACCTCTACAAGATTCTGAAGCTCTCAGCGATTGAGGGTAAGCTCAAACAGGCTCTCGCTACAGGCAACTTTACTGTCCAGGGTCTCGGTTCAGTTGCCTCCATGTCCAATGCCACAAAGGTGGGTGTTTCGCAGGTGCTAGGTCGTATGTCCTATGCAGCGACGCTGAGCCATTTGCGTCGCATCCAGACACCGGTAGAGAAGTCGGGCAAGCTCTTGGCGCCTCGTAAGCTCCACGGTACTTCGTGGGGATTCATGTGTCCAGTGGAGACTCCAGAGGGTCATTCGGTAGGTATTGTGAAGAATATGAGCCTACTGACCTCAATCTCTCAACATGTTCCATCAAGCACGATTCTGCACTTTCTCCAAGATGATAAGCGGATCGTCTGGATTGATACGCCCCGCGTGTATACGGGGACATCGATTACAGTCAATGGTGTGATCATCGGCTACACAAACAGCCCACACGAGTTGGTGAGTGCACTCAAGGCAGCTAAGCAGGTGCGCCGAATCCATCCGCACATCTCGGTTGCTTGGTATACCTTGATGAACAATCTGTCGATTGAGACAGATGGTGGGCGCTGCGTGCGTCCTGTGTTCCGCAAGGATGCTCCCCCGCCTGCTGATCGGTCTAGCTGGAATGAGTGGTGTAAGTCGTGCGTGGACTACATTGACTCGTCTGAGACGGAGACGCTCAGGATTGCCATGAGCAAGGATGAGATGACCGATACGCACACTCACTACGAGATCCATCCTTCGCTGATCGTGGGACATATGGCTTCGACGATTCCACTGTCGGACCATAATCAGTCTCCTCGTAATACCTATCAATCTGCTATGGGTAAGCAGGCCATGTGCGTGTATGCTGGCAACTTTGCAAAGCGTCTGGACAAGAACGCCTATGTTCTATGCTCCATCGCTCGTCCGATCGTAGAGACCCGTGCAATGAACATCCTGAAGATGCACGAAATGCCGTTTGGGATGAATGCAATTGTTGCGATTGCGTGCTACGGTGGATACAATCAGGAGGACTCCGTCATTCTGAACAAGTCGGCAGTTAAGCGTGGCTTCTTCCGCGGTCTGTATTACGGGATGTATAAGGATGAGGAGCATCGCAACGTGACCTCGGGTCGTGAGGAGAAGTTCATGAAGCCTCAGAAGCACAATACGCGCAAGTATAAGAACACCTCCTACGAGGCAGTGTCAGATGCAGGTCTTCCGATCATCAACTCGGTCTTGCAGGAGAATGATGTGGTCATTGGCAAGGTCGTGAATCTTCGAAATGACGCTGCTGGATATACATTCCGTGATGCATCTACCACTCACAAGAACTCAGAGCCTTGTCGTATTGATGGTGTCTGGCAGGACAAGAACTCGGATGGTTATCCGTTTATCAAGGTGCGCACTGTCTCTGAGCGTATTCCTCAGATTGGTGACAAGGTCTCCTCTCGCCACGGTCAGAAGGGAACCATTGGAATGCTGATGGAAGAGGAGGACATGCCCTTTACGGCATCAGGTTTGCGTCCGGACATCATCATGAATCCTCACGCTGTTCCTTCTCGTATGACGATTGCTCAGCTGATGGAGAACATCTTCGGCAAGATTGGTGTTCGCAAGGGCACTCTGGGTGACGGAACTCCGTATTCACACCTCAAGGTGGAGGACCTGAAGAAGCACATGGTGGATATGGGCATGCATCCCTATGGAAATGAGATCCTGTACAACGGTCAGACGGGTGAGATGATGCAGGCTGAGATCTTCATGGGTCCTACTTTCTACCAGCGCCTGAAGCACATGGTGATTGACAAGAAGCATTCTCGTGCTCGTGGTCCAATTGTGTCGCTGACTCGTCAGCCGTGCGAGGGCAGATCCCGTGATGGCGGTCTGCGTGTTGGAGAGATGGAACGCGATTGCATGATTTCACACGGCATCTCGGTGTTTACCAAGGAGCGTCTGATGGATGTGTCCGACCCGTTCAAGACGGGTATTTGCAAGACCTGTGGCACGCTTGCCGTGGTCAATCCGGTGGAGGGAATCTACTCGTGTGGTGCATGTGGCAACAAGACCGACTTTGTGATGAAGACCTTGCCCTATGCAATGAAGCTCTGGATGCAGGAGCTGGAGGCAATGCATATCACGCCTAGGATGCTACTTGAGTAGGGTCCTCCTGACGAACCATTTCACTTAGACTTTCAGTTGATGGCGACTTAGCAAGTTTAGCAAACGTAGAACGGCGCTTAAAAATATAAATCAACCACGCGGCTGTCACTGCGATTCCAACAACAGCTGCAATTCCAATAGCCTCCATTTTTTACTTCGTGCGTTCATCCTGAAAGTTTGTCTCATCCTTTAAACAAAATGCAAACTACACCCGCCGGAAACTCTGTCACCCCCGCCATGTCTGCCGGTCGTCGCCGCACCCGCAAGGGCCCCTCCGCCAAGGCCCTGAAGCGCGTCCTTAAGTCCCACGGACTCAAGTCGTCGGGCAAGAAGTCCACGCTCCGTGCCCGTGCCAAGAAGGCTCACCTGCTCAGCAAGGCTTAAATCTCTGCTGTAAATAATGCCTAAATACTCTCGTAAACTTCGCAGGACTCGGCGATCTCGCAGGGGCGGTGATGAGAACTATGTTGTTCCAAAGCAGGTCATGCCTGCAAATGAAAATGAAGCAGTACGTCCGCTTCTCGCCGCAAAGGCGAGCCTTCAACCGGCATCTCTCCGAATCTTGAAACCCAAACAACAATCCGTTAGTGAAGTAGACTCTAGGAGGTCCAGTCTCTCAACAACTCCAAAGAGCTCAATGGTGTATGGCATGGCTCGCCGCCGTAAGACACGTCGTCACCGCAAGTAAACAACCGCCCAACCCAGGGACGTCAATACGTCCCACATTGGTGCGTCGCCCTAGCCTGTAAATAATTTTTCTCGCTCTTATTCAAACAATCAATATGGGTGGTGGTCTTCTTCAACTCGTTAGCTATGGTGCGCAGGATATCTACATCTCGGGCAACCCCCAGATCACGTTCTGGAAGGTGCTCTACAAGCGTCATACAAACTTCGCCATGGAGTCCATTGAGGTCACGTTCAACGGACAGGCCGACTTCAACAAGCGTGTGACGGCGGTGATCAACCGTAACGCCGACCTGATGTACCGCACATATGTCCAAGTGGTTCTCCCGGCGGTTGACTTCACAGCGGTGAGCGCCCTCAACCGCTTCCGATGGCTCAACTACATCGGTCACCGTCTCATCAAGACGGTTGAGCTCGAGATCGGTGGTCAGCGCATTGACAGGCAATATGGTGACTGGATGCAGATCTGGACCCAGCTCTCTCAGGATGTTGGCACCACGGAGGCGCTCAACGACATGATCGGCAACACCCACGACCTCGTCTTGATGAAGGATCGTCGTGGCTATGCACTCGATGCGTCCTGCGCGGGCTCTGAGCTCACCAACAGCTGCGCCCCCCGTGCCGGCACCCCCGCGCGAACGCTCTACATCCCGCTCCAGTTCTGGTTCTGCCGCAACCCTGGTCTTGCGATCCCGCTCATCGCGCTCCAGTACCACGAGGTCCGTATCAACCTCCAGTTCAACGACCTCACCAACCTCTGCTGGGCGTTCACCCCGCAGGCGTCATCCACCACGGCCATCCAGACCCGTGTTGGCA